CCGTTTTGACAAATCCCATAAAACCCGATGCCAATCTTTATCAGGCCAATCTTAGTGATGCCGATCTTCGTAGAGCCAATCTTCGTGGAGCCGATCTTCGTGGAGCCAATCTTATTAGGGCCGATCTTCGTGGAGCCGATCTTATTAGGGCCAATCTTCGTGGAGCCGATCTTCGTGATGCCGATCTTCGTGGAGCCGATCTTAGTGATGCCGATCTTCAAGAGGCTAATATTTATTCAGCCAACTTTAATGCGGCTTATCTTTGTGGAGCTACTTTTACTAATTTAGATGTCAGGCAAGGCCCAATTCGATCTGATGGCTATCAATATATTTTGTTTGTCTCTGATTTAGGAGGCTGTGTTATTCGAGCAGGTTGTCGGACATGGTCTGGCCAACATGCTTTCGAAGAAGCACGACAACATTGTCGAGAAGCAACACGCGTAGATCTAAAAGAAGAAACTTTTAGGATTCTTGATTTTCTAGAGAAGGAATTCAAAGCTATGCCGGTTAAAAATCTGGATCTATTCTAATGAAAGATCCGTATCACAGGGAGCCACCGTTTTGACAGATAAAAAACCGCAAGTTGAGGTTGAGACATATATCATGTCCTGGGAACCGTATTTAAAAACGTATGACATACTGGTGACCGAGCGTTTGCCGAACACTGAAGATGTCACGTTACTTGAAGACTTTGAAGGGCTTGGTGTTGACGCTGTTCAAACCACTTTGAAGGTTTTGGGTGATAGGTATCCGGACGCTATTTTTTACGACGTCACTTCTTTTTCGGAAACGGCGGTTTCATGATTAAGCAAGGTCGTCAAGCAAAGCCTTTTTTTGAAACGTATGTACCGAAGAAGGGCAAAATACCTTCGGGTAGTTGTGTCTGGTGGGTGATTGTCGATGGCAAGGCCGTTCAATGCGGCAAGCCGTGCAAGGGTCAGCGGTGTGAGGAGCATCGTCATGCGTAAGTCCCGTGATCCGTGGGTCGTGATCCTGGTTGGTTTTGTTCTGGGCTTTGGTGTTGGTTATATGGTGTATGATCCGATAGAACCGTGGCCTTCTTTTACAGAAGAATGAAGATACGAATGAAATATCGACGGCAGCGGCGGCTAGTGTTTCGCCGTTGTCACTCCACCATACTGGTTGGTGGCAAGGAGGTTGTCTGTGGCAACCCTGTTTTTAAAAATGGAAAATGCAAGGAGCATCAGAATGAATTTGAGAGAAGCACGAAAGTCGTCGGGATACACACAGATACAGATAGCTGATCTGTTAGGTTGCACCCCGGCGCACATTTGCGGCATTGAGAACGGTCAGCACCTGCCCTCTCTTCAGATGGCGGTTCGTTTGACGGAAGTTTTACCGGATCTTGACCTGAAGACCATCATCGAGGGAGCTAGGTCTTAATGCCGCTGCCGTTCAGGGTGACTCCCCCAACACGTAAGATCGTCAGGGATGTTTGCCAGAAGCGACTTGTGTCGGAGAGGGACGTTTTAAACGGCGGCCGGACACGAAACTTTGTAGAAGCGCGATGGCATGTTTGGTGTCTTCTCCGAGAACGAGGCTATTCTTATAAAAAGATTGCAATCATTTTTGGTATGGATCACTCAACAGTAATTCACGGCGTCCGTAAGTTCCAAGCAAAGTACCCGGACCAAAACTTGCCGGAACAATTAGACGAGATATTATCTAAATGAGTAAAGCCCCGACATCACGTTGGGGCTTTATTTTTACCGTGATGCAGGACATCTACACACAGGTTAACAAATTCTTGCATGGAAAGCTTGTGCTTTGCAAAATTCACTGCCGACGTCACTAACCAGACATTACCCATATAATAGCCGCCAGAGCTGTCTATCCTGTCGATGCTAGGTTCGTGGCCCGTGGACCCTGATCCAGCCCCTATGGTCATTATACGGCCTGTCAGGGCACATTTACCGCCCTGTACCTGCCACAGGCTAAGAACATCTTCCACGGTAATGCTGACTTCGATCTTGGCGCGTCTTTTTACACGGGCGAGTTTATTCCCGAAATAGGTTTCCAGGCTACCGTAGCGAACTTTGTATTGCTCGTGGCGGCAGGGCTTGCATCGACCATAATACTGGCCTTTGCGTTTTGGTGGTGAATGTCTTTTTAGGAATGAGTTTAACGGCTGGTAAGTTTCGCAGCCTATGCAGAAGCGTTTTTTATCGGTTTCACGCTTCATTCGTCTGGATCGTAGTCCGAGTCGATATATTTATCTATTATGTCTACTTCATCTTCGTCGATCATCCCCGCCCCCTTGCAGTTTGGGCAGGTTACGGAGGTAAGTCCTACAGTGCCAAAATCACGGGACATTGAGGGCGCGTCGTAGATTTCCCACGACAGCTCCCCCGTACCGTCACAAGTTTGACAAACGTCTAACATGTCCCGAAGTTTGCATGATTAGGGTTGTTTATGCAACAACCAAAAGTCTTATCCGTCGAACTTGTTTCGATGCAAACCCTTGCTTAACCATGTAACAAACCCGAGGATTACAATCCAGAACCCTGTGGCTGCGACACATGTAAGAAGCCAAACCAGTATTGCTTCGTGAGGAGCGTTAAAACCTATTCCTAAAAATGTGAGCGGAACCATCGCGGCTCCAGCAATGAGCGGAGCAAAGAACCACCGCTCTATCTTTGGCGACATCGTTAGGTAAAGAACGATTATCAAAGTCATGTAATATTCCATAAAACACCTCTATTAGTTTATTATGTTTTCTTCCAGCTCCGCAGCCAATGCGGCGTTTGTCATGCACGAAGACAAGAGTCCAATCGCCACGGAAGGGTTAGGACTTACTAAAATCAATCGCATGACAACTTGCGTCAGCGCACCCCCGATTATCAGGCCCTTGTCAAAGCCCATGTCTTCTAACCCGTTTAAAAGCTCTTCTACGGCCTCGGCAGATCGAGAGAAAGCCTCGTCGCCTCCATCAAAGTCATCCCCGAAGAATCCTGCGCCAAGCGTTTTCCGCCCTGGTTTTTTGATCATTTACATAGCCTTCTTGCAAGTTTGGGTCTGATTCAAGGTCGGTAACATATGAAGTCAACAGCTCGTCAATAATTAAAACCGCCTCAGACCAGGATAAGTCTAAGTTGGTTTCGCTCATTTGGCCTTCTTTTTGTAATACCTGTCGTAATGTTCAAAAATTATACGAAGTTGACCGCTAATTGTACGGCCTTCGTTCTTCGAAATGCTCCTGATCTCCTCGTATATCTCACGAGGCACCAAGATACTCTTCCATTTCGTAGTATCCATTGTTAAACGCTCCTTGTGTCTAAGATAATATACGACTTATTGCAGACTTGCAATAAAAAAAGGCCCCCGCCGAAGCGGAGGCCAAGTGCGAGGGGGGAGGATCCCTCAGGGAGAAAAAAAACAATCAAACTGCCTCACCCCAACTAGGTCCGATTTCAACATCACATTTACTCGGGACTTCGAGAGGAACTGCAGTTTCCATAAGGTATGCGATATTATTCGCTTCGTCAACACTTTTTACAGACATTGCTATTTCGTCATGTATTTGCACCAAGGGCAGGTGCCCTTCCTTGTACAAATTAACCATCGCTTGTTTTGTCATGTCGGCAGCAGATGCTTGGATCAAACGGTTCAACGCTTTGTAGGTATAAGCCCGTTTTAGCCTCGTAGTTGGCCCATAGGCGTCCACAGCTTCCTTGTAGGGCAGCGCTTTGTTCATTGCGAACGTATCGGGCTCCCAGAGATCAAAACGGCACTTACGGCCTAGTATGGAGCGCAGAGAGCCTTCGCTAGATCTCTCGTTCAATCTGTTCTGCACGCCAGTCATCAGACCTTTCACGAACGGAACGCGCTCATGATATTGTTTGATCAGAGCTTTCGCCTCGTCGGTCTCGATACCCAGCTCGCCGGCAAGCTTGTTAACACCCATGCCATACATCATACCCAGGTTGATCGTCTTAGCCTGCTTACGACCAATGCCGGCCATTTCCGCGACCATTGTATGGAAGTCCATGTCTGGATCGTTTGTGTACCCGTCAACAAACTCCTCGGCCCCCTTCAATGGAATACCCCGAGACTTGCCGTACACCGAAGCATAGTGGACCAAGATCCGTGGTTCCTGTTGCGAGAAGTCAATGGCCGCCCATTGGTCACCTTCTTCGGGTAGGAATAGACTTCGTATCATCGGCCCGATCTCTGGGTCGCGAGCCGGGATCTGTTGCAGGTTGGGGTTGTTCATTGAGATACGACCCGACACGGTCCCGCCATCGTCCGAGCGAATCTGATTGATATGGCTGTGTATGCGCCCGTCCTTGTGGCAATGCTTCATAATGGTGTTTATGAAGGTTCCACTGGTCTTGTTCAGGTTGCGAGCCTGTACCACCAGTTTAGCTAATGGCTCCTCGCTGTCAGATAGGAAGGATTTGGTAAAGCTTGGCGACCCTTTCTCGGTTTTCGGGTAGTAGATGCCCTGCTTATCAAAAGCCTTGGCTAGTGACTGTGCTGCCCATATCTCGACGTTTGAACCGGTAATGTGCTTGATCTGCTTCAGGACTTCCTTTTCCTTTTTCAGGAGATAGTCCTTGGTCCGTTCGACGCGGTCCGTGTCTACTCGAACGCCACGCATGGTCATGTCTACCAGGCAGGGCAACAGGTCCAACTCAAGGTTGGCTATCTGCCACAGGTCTTGGCGGTGCAGCTGACCGCTAAGGTAGTTCCACAGTTCAAGTGTTAGCTCGGCGTCACCCTCAGCGTATGGTCCGACGTACATCGCCGGCATCTTCCACATCTCGGCCTTCGGATCTACGCCAAATTCTCTTGCGGCGGCGACAAGTTCTTTCTCCGACTTCACCTTGTTTAGGTGTTCGTAGGCGAGCGCGTTAAGGCTGAAAGAAAACCTGTTCTCATCCAGAAGCGACGCCACCACCATTGTGTCGATGATCCTGCCGTTAACCTGAAAACCCATCTGGCGTATCCAGCCGAGATCGTATTGTGCGTTGTGCATGATCTTATCCGCAGGGCACTCAAACACCTTTTTAAGCCATCGGTTAACAATTCGTTTATCGAGGTTACCGCCGCCTAAGTGACCCACAGGAATGTAACCAGACCAGCCGTCTACGGCTACCGCGTAGCCCACGACCTCGCCATCGCCTGTGGGCCAGCCGGGACCATTAGACTTTAGGTTCGGGTCGCGTGTTTCAACGTCAATGGCAATTTTACCAGCAGACGTTATATCCGGAAGCTCCAGCGGAGGAATCCATTCGCTTTTCGGCGCGAACATAGCCATCTGAAGGTTTGCCATGATTAATCCTTTGTCGCTATTTCACCGCCGAGTGCTGTGTACCCGGCCTTATCCACCCACGAGTCTTCATGGGTAACGTCAGTTAGAAGCCGACACGTTTTGAGCCAGTCCATCATCAGTGCGACGTGTTCCGGTGTCAGCGTACCGTGTGTGTCGTAAGCTCTTTGAACGATGTGATTCCAGCCCGTGGCAATTGCGATATGGTTATCCTTAGCGTCTCCATATTGCTTAGCTCTATCACCGGTGATCAGATTCAATGCTTTATCGAGGATATCTTCCCGCGTCATAGATAGTAGCTCCGTGTAACGTCTTCAGGTTCAACAATATAAAGTTTATTTCTAGTCCGAGTTATCCCGACATAAAACACTCTATGGATGTCATCCGGATTAATGTTCATGTCGTCGTCTGCCGCTGGGCTGAGGTCCGTGAACAATACAACATTGTCAGCTTCCCCGCCTTTTGACCCGTGGATCGTGGATGTTGAAATGCGGGGCACCCCATTAAACTTCTCGCCACGACGCAGCAGCGCCGTGATGTAAGCTCTCTCGCTTTCTGGGATTTTGTCAAGGGCTTCACTCCAGATCATATCCACAGTTGCAAGCAATCCGTGTTCTGTTTGCAGGGTTTCTAGGTTAACCAAATCTTCATCGGCTAGGGCGCTCAGCTTTTTAAACCCTCGTCGTACCCGGTCCTTAGTTGACATGTAGCCGTATATCTTTCGGGCTGTTTCGCCCGTAACAGAGAAACCTTTTCGCAACTGTTCCCATCCGTTAACAGCGTTGCTGATGCCTTCGCTAATGGACCGTGTGCCGCGATGCGTGAACAGGTATCCCGAGGACTTCAAGTCTCGTGCTACGGATTGCAGGTGATATGCGGCCTGAGACAGTATAAGCCACGACCCCTGTGTCATGTCTAAGCTGGATACTGTATTTATCCGCGCCACGTTACCTTGTTCTGTCCGAGGTTCGTACCGTTTCGGGAACCGTCGATTAATTCTCTTCACCACGTTTTCTGCAAGTTTGTGAACTTCTCCGGGAACGCGGTAGGATTGGCTGAGTGTTTCGGAACCGCCTGGCAGGTTGATGAACTCGTCTACATCGGCACCGGCCCACCGATAGATAGCTTGGTCATCATCACCTGCGACATACATCTTCTGACTTTTCTGATCTAGTATATGAGCTATGTCCCATTGCATAGGACACAGGTCTTGCGCTTCGTCTAGGAAGGTAAGCTCGAACTGGGGACAGCATGTTTCGGATTGTTCTACGAACGCAGCGAGCATGTCGGTAAAGTCGTACAGGTTCATCTTCTTCTTGTACTCAGTCAGGCACCTGTCCACATAGCTTACAATGTTCCAGTCAACGTCTAGGTTACTTATGTTGTACTGTTCCCGCAGGTTCACCTTCCGTAACCGCGCTAAATTGATCAGGGCTAGGATAGGATCATTAGAGCTGGAAGCAGAAACAATGTCGTTGTCGTCAGACACCTTAGACGAGCCTAAGCGAACACCGATAGCGTCCCCCAGCTCTCGGTAGCTTTCCTCTTGCATGATCTGGCTGGGTTGGATGTCCGTCATGGTCAGCGCCAAGCTATGCAGTGTTCGAAAGTACACCAGATCCTTTTTGGGATCTAAGTTGAACCGCTCAGCGGCTCGCTCTTTTGCTTCATTTGCCGCTTTCCGCGTAAACGCAAAAAAGGCTATCCGCTCCGGAGCAACTCCAGAAGACAGCGCATTGTCTACCATATTCAAAAGCGTCGTAGTTTTCCCCGTTCCGGGGGGACCAAATATTCTAAACACCCTCCCGTATCCTTTCTATTATCTGCCGAACACGTTCCCTCGAAATATTAAATCGTTTACCAATGGCACTAAGCGTCATCCATTCGCTAGAATACAGGCGATAAATTTCGGCGTTGCGCTTGGCATATTCCTCCTTTGTCAAAACGGAGGCTCCGAACCAAAGGTTGGCGAACGAACATCCACGTCCGTGTTGTCAAAAGCAGGTATCTGCCACACTCGGACAGATCTCGATTTGATTTTGATTACAGTACTTTCACCATTAATATCCCGTAAACGCTGGGCTATCTTGTGCATCTTGTACTCAAAAAACTTGTTTTTCTTCAGGAAAGCTTCGAAGTCTTTCAGACGGAAATAGGTCAGCGAGCTTTCTTCGTCGGTCCAAGGCTTACGTAAAAGTATCTCTTCCTTGTCCTGGGCCTGCTGCAAGTGTCGGCAGAACTCTTCCAAGTAGTCATAGAACTGGCCGCTGATAGAAGCATCTTGAGCAACTTCGATGATAGAGCTTTCATTGTCCTTCATCTCGTTCATTAGGGTGCTGATACGCCCCTCCCATTGCACTTTTGCAACGGAACGCGGCATGAAGTTCAACTGCTCCATACAAGCCTTTTGGAACGTGGGCTGATTAAGAAGAGCCTCGGTGTCTAGCTCTAAGGGTTCCCCATTCACGTCCATAAACCAAACAGGCGGCGTACTTGCATACTTCCTTAGATTAGCAATTGTTGCGCCTTGGACAGCAGATCCCACTCCGAACTTTCGGGTTCGGCACAAATCTTTGTTACAATGAGAATTAATTGGAGCGTCAGAACATTTATAGGCATACTCTTTCCTCTCTAGCTGTTTTGCCACCGCATTGACTTCAGACAAGGGCAGGGGCGGATCTACGTACTGCATGTTGTACGTTAATATCTCTGATTCCCAACTATCAGGGAAAGCCTTCCGTAAGTAAACACCGATGTTAAACAAGCCATTGTTTCGGCCCCCTTCGCTGACACCATTCTTACAGAGAATTTGTAAGCACGGTGGTCCGTCGGCCATGATCTGCGTTTCTTGAGATTGCTGAACAACCTGTAGCTTTATGACCTGCTCTTTAGTTTGGGCGTAGGTTTCATGAAGCTGAATAAATTCTTCTAGTGTTGCGGAAGTGCCATCGTCTAAGAAGGCGTATCTAAGCCCTTCCTCCGCGTTATAATACGGCAGGTTCAAAAAGTTACCCACGTCTCCCCTGTCGAGGTGCAGGACAACTTGTTTTGGAAATATCTCGCTCTCACCATAGCCCAGGGCAGCAGCCATACACTGAAGCGCCTTCTGCACATCCTTTGCTGCGACCCATTCCGTACTAAAAAGGAAAAGGTGTGCGCCACCTGACTTTGACCGGCAGACGACTAAGGGTAGGTCAAGTTTTCTAATTTTGGCGACCAGCGCCCCGTGATCTAGCGGGTACTGATCGACGTCAATGCAACCCCACTTACACGCATTATCTTCGTTAATAGGAATGATGCCAAGGCCGTTACCTGTTCCAGACAGGTGCCGTTCCCATAGTTCCGTGGTCCGTGGTTCGCGTAGGATGCCAGCTTTGCCGGTGCTCTTACCGGAAGATGTTTGGCTCTCTATCCGAAAGTAGCCGTAAGCTTGTTGCAGCCCGTCAAAGATAGATTGAAACTTTTGTACTGACATTTTTCTCTCCACAAAAAAGTATGGTGGGGGTCTCCCCCCACCAAAAAGGTTGGCTTAAAACGGAATGTCCGAGTTGTCGGAGGAGGAGTTTTCCTCATTGGCGTGTTTCACCACGACGTCTCCGGCGGAGATGCTACTCGCAAACTCCTTGGCGCGTTTGTACATAAACGCCTCAGACACCGGACCGTCGCAAGCCATTTCCCAGCCGTGCCAGCTACCTTTAGAGTTTTCCTCAGACACCGTTTTGAGGTGATAAACGTGAGAAAAACGAGGTGGCGTGAACGGCCCGTTTTTACCTTGCATGGTCCGAGATGCGATGATCGAGTTCCACTTACGCGACTTTTTCAACTGAGTTGACTTAAGCGCAATAAGGGCTGTTTCGAACGTCCCATCTTCCTTCAGCAGCAGCACGTAATGCTGATGCGTCTCCTCAATATAATCACCGCTTCCGTCCATAACGTATTCTTTGTTATCGTCAGGAGACCGTTCAGTTTTTGGGCGAGCCTCACCGGCGTCGTAAATTTGCACAGGTGCGCCTGAACCAACACCACGAGGTGCCCACTGAATGAACCGGCGTTGATAAGCGCAAGGCACAACACGAATACCGTCTTTGCCTTTATACACTTCACCGGTCACGGTGTTATAAATGTCGCCCTTGCGAGCGACTTCGTTTGTGTCCAACACCGGGTCGTTTCCGGAGAGGACTTTGAGGAAGGGTAACGCTAGATCGTCTTGATCTAGATTCTCCATGCCGATGCCGGCATCCTCTTCAAACATGGAAGGGTCGAAAGCAGCTACTTCTGCTTTCTTGGTTTTTGCAACTTCTTGTTGAGCCATATTACTTACCTTTCTTGATTACAGCTTTTTGTCCGACCCAAGCGCCGAACAATTCCATTGGAAATTCCTCTCCAAGCTCCACACGCTCTTTGACAAAAGCGCGAAGTGTCATGGGGTGGACTTCCGTTTTTTGTTGGACGTCGAAACCATTGCTTTCCGCTATTTCGCGGAACTCTTTGGCCTCAGTGTCCTCACCTCTTCCGAACTGAGTGAAAACGGTGTTTTTGATGATGTCATCATAACCGTTGTCGCGAAGCCACCCGAAGGCGGTTTCTCGGTTCTTGACTAGGATCGAAGCCCCGTAGGTTTGCTTAATGTCTACGGTTGAACCATCGTCTAAGGTGAAGCTGGAAACTCCAACTTCGGCAAGCATTCCCGGCATATCTTCGTCGGTCAGTTTTACCAAAGCTTTTTTCGCGTCCTTCAGCTCACGCTCAAGGTGCTCAACAGTTTCTTCCTTTTGTCGGATCTCTCTAGCGAGAGCAGCTATCGAGGAAAGACCGGACTGGTCTAGCTTTTCAAGAGAGGAAGCACTGTGCTCCTCAAAGTCCTCTTCCATTTCAAAAATGAGGTTGTTTGTCATTAGTTTCCTTTCGTTGTTAAAGGCATTGTTAAGCCTTGACAAAAGTAGATATAATCCCATACAACGAGAAGGTCAATCCTTTCGGAGAAAATAATGAAAGATTTTGTTTTTAAAACGCAGCCGTACGATCACCAGATGAAAGCCCTCAAAGATTCGTGGGCCGCGATCTATTACGCGCTGTTCATGGAAATGGGTACGGGAAAGACTAAGGTCGCCATTGATACAATCGGCATCTTGTATGAGCAGGGTAAGATAGACACGGTGTTAGTTATTGCACCGAAGGGGGTATACGACAACTGGGTCAAGGGGGAAATCCCCACGCACTTGCCCGACCGCATTAAAAGAAAAGTTTATCGGTGGGTTCCTGCTCAAACAAACAAAAACAGGGCAGACCTGGACGAAATCACAGATCAACCGTTTGACGGTCTTAAGATATTTGTGATGAATGTCGAAGCCTTTTCCACGAGCCGTGGGGCGCAGGCCGCGATGGACTTCTTGAGTTTCAATCCAGACAATATAGTTATCGTGGACGAAAGCACCACAATTAAGAACCGTACGGCGAAGCGCACAAAGAACATCGTCAAGCTAAAAGCACTGAGCAAGTACAGGCGTATACTCACCGGCTCTCCTGTAACAAAGTCTCCGATGGACCTGTTTAGCCAATGCGCCTTCCTCGAAGCCAAAGCGTTAGGGCTAAAAAGTTTTTTTGCTTTTCAGAGCAGGTATGCAGTAATGCATGTCCAGCGAATGGGGCATCGTTCGTTCAACAAGATCACGGGCTACCGGCGATTAGATGAGCTAACGGAAAAGCTAGATAAGTTTAGCAACCGTATCCTGAAACAAGACTGTTTGGACTTGCCCGAGAAAGTTTACATCAAACGGGATGTCGCAATGACGGAGGAACAGAACCGGCTGTATCTTCAGATGAAGAAAATGGCCTTGGCTAAGCTCGACAACGGGGAGCTTTCTACTACGGCCAGTGTTTTGACGCAGATCATGCGAATGCAGCAAATATGCTGCGGTTTTATTCAGCCCGATGAGGGCGAAATACAGCCTATCAAAAATAACCGTATGTCTCACCTTTTGGAGGTTGTTGAGGAGACGCAGGGTAAGTGTATCATTTGGGCAACATATACCCACGACATCAAAAACATCGCAGCCAACTTAGCCAAAGTATATGGCGAGGAAACGGTGGCGACCTATTATGGTGCTACACCGCAGGACGAGCGTCAAGAAATAGTTAACCAGATGCAAGACCCAGAAAACCCCATGAGGTTTTTTGTTGGGCAAGCCCGTACCGGTGGATACGGAATCACCCTCACACAGGCAAACACTGTTATCTATTACAGCAACAGCTACGATCTTGAGATCAGGCTACAGTCCGAGGACCGCGCTCACCGAATCGGGCAGAAGAACAACGTAACTTATGTAGACCTGGTTTGCCCCAACACTATCGATGAAAAGATACTAAAGGCTTTGAGAGACAAAAGCGACATAGCTGGGAAAGTGCTAGGCGAGGAAGCCCGAGACTGGTTGTCTTAACCGCGTCCCAAGCTTCCTATTCCTTGAACAATATCGGCATTTATGTCGTTGGGGTCCGAGAAAACCCTTGCATAATCTTCTGGGTTTACAGGACCCTGTGCGGGACCCTGTAACATTGGAGACAAGGACTCGCCCATATAGTTTTGAAAATCCAAAAAGTTTTGCGTCAAATTAGAGTAGTCTGGGACGGGCATCAAGTTTGATACTTGTGTAGGCGGCGCAACGGGGGCGGGGGCGGGTGGTTGCGGGGGTTCCAACGACTCAACCTCTCCCGAGTCCATAACGTATTGACCAACATAAGGCGCTCGACGTTGAGCTTGTCGAGCCAGTTGTGCAAAACCGTCTCCTATTATTCCCAAGTTTTGAAGACCAGACGGACCGTCTAAGCTCTCGTTTACGCTGTTTCTAAACAGCGCGGGGTTGGACATAATATCAACCATGGCTTTGACGACATTTTCTTCGGGTCCGTTGACTAAAACATTTACGCCAAACTTAGAACCTTCGCCGGCAACGATAAGCCCAGCGGCTCCAATGCCTCCCGTGTCGAAGGGAGTTATTCTATTCAAAAGATTACGGACGCCGCGAAGAACACCAAGAGCAACACCCGAACCCGTTGCCTTTGCGGCTAGGATAGAAGATGCGCTTGGCTCAGGGAACAAGTTTGGATCCCTGTCGCCACGCTTTAACCCGTCTTGAAGCCGGACCATTGTGTCCAAGGTGTCAGTAATGTGGCTTTCCCAGTCGGCGTCAATGATATCTTCTGATCGCATCCAGTTCACAAGCGTCCAAGGAACCTCTTCCCCATCCACTACAACATTTACACCCTCCGCAACGTTGGCGGGACGAGAGAACAAAACGTCCTTCATCCTGCCCGGATTAAAAGCACCACTATCCAGACCCCCAGCGCGGGTTGAGGCGTGTTGCAGAACCGCGGAGACCAAGCCCTGACGAGCTAACTCCGCGTTATAGCCTTCGGGAAAAACTTCGGGATCTAGGCGCGTTAATTCAGCTAAGTCACGCAACCCGTTTTCAACGTTCCGGCTTTCTAAAATCTCAGAAACCACCAGATGTGGCGCTTTAGCAGAACCCATTACTCTGCGGAAAGTTGCTTCGTATGGTTGAATGCCTAAGTTATAATTTGCCGTTAGAGGGTTGTTAATCAACTGGTCCACGGCATTTTGCGCGGAAGCTACGTTGTCCAAAGTTGTTTCCAGACTAGGAAACATTTTTACCATCTCAAGAAACGCGGGATCTTGCTTAAGTTTCTCTAAGGCTTCCCTTTCAACGATAAACGCAGGGCGTCCTCCCACGACAGTAAATCCTTGATCAGTCGTGGTTGGACGTAAAGACGCTGGACCTGTTTTTATTGGGTCTACCTGGTTTCGCAGCAACTTTGTCCGCAAGAAATTATAGAGTGTGTCCGTGGCAGCGTCTTGAACACTATTGTATTCATCGTCGGCACTACGAACAGTTCCGTCTATACCAACCTCAGCAAGAAGGCTTCTTCTGTTAAAATCAGCCGCGTCTAAGAGCGCTTGCAAGTTATTTGTTACCGTGGAGTACCTGCCACCGAAAGAAGCTTCCAAAATATTTAATGGGTTCAGGACAAATTCTCCGCTGGGTCGCTGCCGCGTCATCTCACCAAAAATTTGTCTGTCGAAAAACTGGTGCATTGCATAGGTATACTGGCGAGCCGCCTCATACGCGACACTACCGGAGTTTTCTTGGCCCGTTAAATCATGCAGGATAGAGTTAGCAAAAAGACCAAACAGGCGACGAGTATTAGAGTCTTTGGCCTCACGTTGCTCATGTCGAGCACGACTATACATTTGCGCCAACCGAGGAGAATTAACGGCCCCTGTTTCTTCAAACTCCTCTCTAACCCGAGACACGTCTGTGTCTAACTCCGACTCTCTCAGCTTAGCTTCAAAGGTTGCAAGATTCGAGGAGGCGGTTCGTGAATCTAACGCGACTCCGTATGGGTTCCCGTTGAAACGAGCCGACGCAGGTGTGTCAAATATTTCTAATATGTTGGGCCGATCTAACGGTTCCCCTGTTTGAGCGTGAGTAAACCTAGTCAGGGTAAAGCCGGACTCGTCCACTTCTCGCCACAGCCGACTTTGTCTGTCGTTAGCTGTTTGGATTTCCCGCTCAATAATACCAAAAATTCGATCCCCTAAGTCAAAATCTTCTGGGGCATTTTGTAGATTGGGCCCGTAGATTCTTTGGGCGGCGGTATTAAAAGCCTGGATTCGTTCGTCTAAGGATCGAATGAAGCTTTCCTCAAAAATTCCTCGAAGAGCTTGAACATTTCTGGAAAGGGATTCCGGATCAGGATTAGATACGGCAAGAGACAATAATTTTTTATTGTTATCGAATGCCGTTTGACGCGCTCGGCCCGAACGTTGAGCTAAATCTTGAACTTCTCTACTAAGCTGAGCTTCAATTTCTGTTAAAACGGCAGAATTAGGCAACCGCAAACTATCCGCAAGACTTGAAACGGTTTCCCCCTCTGCAAACAAACGAACGTTTCCATCTGCGTCCAAAGTCAGGTCGTCTATGAGCTGCCTTATTTGATCGTCGCTAAATCCGGTGTTTTGTTGAAGAGTTGTTAGAACTCGTCTAGCTGCTTCTGTCCGTACGTTGGGGCTTTCCGGCGTGGCTTTCCCAAAACCCATAGCTTGTCTTCCAGCACCCAGCATTCTTCCCGCCCCGTACTTTAACAGGCCGAGCGCCGTAGCGCCTCCCGTAGCTCCAACAAGCTCCGCTATGAGCCTTGTGCCTGCATCGTTTGGAGAAATACGCTCAGCCATTCCGGCCGCAACCCCTGCCGACGCGCCTGCGGTTAATTCGACAAGACCGAAGGTCACAGGTGCCCCCAATGCCTGCGCGGCAGTTTGATTAATACCTTTTTCTAACGCGCTTACGGTTCTTAAAGAAAGAGGACCTTTTGTTGGATCAAACACGTAACCCCCAGGAGTATACGGTATACCCAAAAACTTACTCGGCGCAGTAGGTTCACCGAACCTTGCCATGCGGGAAGAGTTCTTTGCGGCCAAGGCTTGGTTTATTACATTTTGGGGAAGGCCCGCGTTTTCAACAATGTTTTGGATTAAACCGGGCGTACTCCTAGTGTTTCCAGACAAAGCCCTGAAGTTGTTAATAAACTCAATGGCCCCTGTGCCGCGTACCGTTTTTTCTGTGGGTCTGATGTAGTTTGCAACTCCGAGAGGGCTGATCAAACCAGCTCCCGACATAGCAGTGGTTTCCCCTGCAACGTAGTATGGCCTAAAAGATGGTAAAACAGGTTCGGGCTCGCCTTCCAAGGCTTCTTGAGCCTCTCTTCCTGCGATAGATCCAGCTATCCCGCCCCCTAGGCCCGCTAGGGTATACAAGGCCGAGGAAAGTACAGGCGCTGCAACTCCGGGAAGAGGCAACCGGCCAGCTGCGGAGGCTACGGGAGAAATAGCTTTTACGCCCCCCGCAAAGCCTGCGCCAAAGCCTAGTCCGGCTCCTATGTTTTCACGAGCGCCAGCCCCAGTAGCGCGTAATATAGTGCCGCCTCGTCCTTCATATCGCCCGAAAGCCCGAGCGTTACTTAACAACGTGATAATGGCTTCATCACTGAAGGGTCTACCCGATAAGCCTTCTCCTTGTCCCGTACGAAGTTGCTCATAGGTAAGTGTAAAAGGCGTATCCGTTTCTTCATTTAAATATTGTGCTTCGTTAACAAGCGCCCGTGCCATCAGGCTTTCGCCCGTCTCTCGGTAGTCTGGGTCTCTTTCTCTTTCTTCCCTCGCTTCTTCTCGGAGTTCACTCAATTGATCATTTAGCTGATTTGATGTGAAGGTCAGTATTCGTGAGGGTCTCAACGAAAAAAAGCTTAAGTCTTCTGGTTCGGGAAAGGCTTGTCCCTCTAAGCCATATAGTTCCGCCCTTGATTCCAAGCTCTCACCGAAAGTTGATGCTAGACCTGAGCTTACTGGATCAGGGCTACCTTGGGGATCACCCGAAGGGGCGTCGTCGCCACCACCAGACAAAAGGGCGTTAGCGGCTATCGCTGCACCCGTGCCCGCAGTACCCAGCAGCAGGTTTTTTGGTGTCGCAAGAGAAGCAATTGCTTGCGTTGCGGAAGAAGGAACTAAGTTGTCCAGATCTTGTTGGTATGGGTTACGTGACCGGCCTCCAGCGCCACCGCCGCCTGTGGACATCCTTGTTTTTTGCATAGAAAATCTCCTAGATTAACGGCCCGTGTTCTGAGCGGTCCCACGTAAGCGACCCGGTCTAGTGCTTCGGTCAATACTTTCTCGTTGTTGTGGTGGAGGCGAAACATAGGGCCTAGAACCGCCACCTGCGGAGCGTTGCATTCCTCGTTTCATCCGCCTCACTGCCGCTAAGAGGTCCACACCACCAAGAACTTGTTGTCGCGCTCCCGATAATTGTGATTCCGTAAACTGACCGGTGTTTCGATTTCCGCGTCTTGGAAGAATAACGGCAGCTTCTTCGATAACGTCCACTAGGCTGCTCTCAATAGCCGTTAAGGCCCTTACTACACGCACGTCTGATACGGTCAATCCGCCCTCAATCGTGCCAGCTAGTTCATTAACCGCGTCTTGTAGGCTGTTAAATGCTCTTCCACCTTCACCCACAAATTCATTGGTGTAAGTTTTAACACCAAGAGACAAGGCGGAGGCTTCATCGACTAACCGTCTAAACTCATCGACTTCTTCTGGAGGAGGTGCGGCTCCCTCTTGGTTTGAAAACTCATCTACCAAGTCGTTCATGAAGGAGTTAATTCGGTCAAGCCCGGAACCAACGCCCGTGGCTCTGTAAAAATCTCCGCCCGTAATAAAAGCTCTACCAAAATCGGATTCGGCCCAAACGTCTATGTCCGTCTTAAGACGGAACGACGTTCCATCTGGCGCTCTTTCAAAAAGTTCGTCAATTTTATCGTCATCTTCTGGGAGTTCGAAAGAGGGTGGCCTCAAATTAAACAGGTCCGCAAAACCAAAATTAGTTGGGTCCCCTTCCGTTGGGGGCTCTTCCGTTGGGGCCACTTCCGTTGGGGCCACTTCCGTTGGGGCCACACCTTGGTTGCTATAGAATGCAGCCAAAATGTTTCTAAAGTTATCCGCTGTGGCACTTCCCGGCGATCCCAGAAGAGGTGGCTTTGCCACGTTCTCCCCAGTCGAGGCGTCATAAACATAGCCCTCTGACGCCAAACCTGATTCTAAAAGATACAGAATTTCCCGTTGTTTTTCAAGGGGTAAGGTCTTGTTGACAAAGCCCCTCATTAACTCATTATTGAAAAGCTGGTTATAAGGTAACCTTGCTTTTTGACTGAATGGTGAAAACGCCGCATCGGGCTCGTCGGGGATTTTTTCTGCAGCGGCTGCTCGCAAGTTAGTTCCTGGAAGCCCCAATTGATCAGATATATTTGACCAACGATACGCTTGCTCGTCCGTTAACATCATAGTCTGTAAAGTAGTGCCGTCCGGACCAACTACAGCATAGTTAGTGTAATCTGGGGTAACCGTGTCTTCTTCTGCGGTAATGGCCGATTGCATTGCCGCCAGATCCAGCTCTTGGAGCCGCTCTTGACGAGCTAAGTCAGCCTCTGCAAGGGCCCCGGTCCGTGCTGCGATAGTCGGGAACAACTCAGTTTGCGTCGCCGCCGCCGCTAAACGCTCTGCGGTGCTCATTGGAACCGCTTGCGGTGCTGTGAAAGCTAGCGCTGTGTTGGCGATGTCAAAAAGAACTTGAGCCTGCGTCTGACGCTTAAGCTCTTCTTGTGCTGCTGCATCTTGTTCTGGATCTACCACACTCCGGAAGAGGTCTCGGTACTGTGAAAAACGGTTGTTTAAAGAGCTTCCACCCAGACCAGATAAGGCCGAAGAGGGTGGTGTAGCCAGTCCTATTCCAGCCGGTTTTAGTCCCGGTGGCAGGGGAGCGGTAACCGCCCCGCCATCTTTAAAATTTACAGGAGGGGCGACCTCCGGGGCACCCATGCTGACTGTGGACATAATACCTTCGGCTAAGTCCCCCATCACGGGAGAGTTCATTTCCTCTTCCGCAATACTACCGATCCCTTGGTCAACACCCGCCATTTGAATGACAGGTTGAACCAAAGTTAAAACCGACTCCGGTGTTTGTTGCGCGTCTTCTGGACCAACCAAGCTAGCCAACTCGGAGCGCCGATCTTCGACAGAAGCCTCGTCGCCGCGCATCATGTTCATTACTTCTTCGTAGCTGCCCGCCTGCTCCAAATCACCTATGGTTTGTGAAGCTTGGGACAACATTGACTCAAGTTCGGCAGGATTTACCGCTTCTTGAGCCGTGGCCATCGGGTCTTCTATAGGCATAACAGGTGCCGGAGCGGGGGTCGCCATAGGCATGGCCGATGCAATCCCGCCCTCTTGCATGTATCGAACAGGTCCACCCTTGGCGAACATCTGACGTTCCATAACTGATCTGTTCATCATCCAAATAATCCTGCTCTTGATGCACCTGCGGCGGCGGACAATCCTGCAACACCCAATCCTAAGAAGCGTTCCGCAGGGGAGGCTTGCGGTACAAACGTGCTTGTTGCGGTCATTTGAGCCGAAGGTGTTCGTGCGTAAAGGTCGCTCAAGAAGCCTAGACGCTGGTACGGTTCCATCGTTTGAGCCATCTGAGACTGATAAAGAGATTCCAGCTCAGCCTGCTGCTGTGCCTGCTGGTTTCGACCCATGTCAAACAAGAAGCCCGCTTGCTGCTGACCAAGTTGCTGCGCCGTTTCACCCAAGGCACCTTGTCTAAGACCCAAAGTGCCAAGTGCTTCTCCGGCCTGCAAGCCTAGACCACCGTACTGTAGTCCAAGACTTCCCAAGCCTTCACCAATGCGGCTTCCCAACTCTGTTCCTTGCAGACCAAAGCGGCCCGCAGCTTCCGCAGCACTAAGTGCTGTTCCAGCACCGGCCTGACCTAGTTGTCCATATAATTGAGCGGCCTGCTGCGCTCTCTGAGCAGCGCTTTCAAAACCGGCTTGACGCATCTGGGCTGCGGTCCGTGCTTGTTGTTGCAAGACGTTGCGACCAAGTTCTGCTTCTGCAATGGCCGAACGAGATCCGCCAAAAGCACCCGCGCCTACAGCCTGTGCCCGTTGTCCCTGCTGCGCGATGTCGCCTTCGCGACGAATGTCCTGCATTGCCTGCTGAACAGCCGCATCTTCATAAGGATTAAAAAAGGCTTGTGCTCTGGAGGGGTCCAATCCCGCCATGCCCAAGGCCGCAGCTCCTTGTCCAAACCGACCGGCTTGCATTAGACCTTGTTGAGCCGCCGCCATTTGACCAGGCAGTTGCTGACCGGCTCGCGCCATGTATTGTGTAGCAGCTTGCTGATAGGGCTGTGCTCCGGGTAGAACGCCCGAAATCGCACCTTGAGCATCACCTATTGTATAGCCAGCCTGCTGGAGATACGGCAGGTAATTCCCAATCCCCGCCCCAGCTAGTCCTGTGGCAGCTTCTTGAAGACCCGACATTCCCGCAACTTGGCGAACAGGTAACTGCATGGGTTGCGAAGCCAAGTCTTGCGCGGATCTCAAAAGCCCTAGTCGATATGCTTCGACCTGTGGATCTTCACGCTGAATTACTGTTTGGGTTGTTTGCTCGGTCATTGCGCGGCTTTTCCCCTGCTCTCAAGATTTCTCATTACAGAGTACATGTTGTTAATGCCTTTGTTAAGGTCTCCGCCGCCAGCTCCTCGAACAGCATCCGTTGTCATGACAAACTCTCCGGGCATAAGCATAGCCCGTACACTGTCTTCGTCAGGGACGCCTTCGTAAGGCATTATGCCGCCGTTTCTACGGGGGAAAACTTCTCCGCCATGTTCCATACCCGTGACCACAAGGGGCTGGTCAAAAGGCGAATCGGAACTTGGAGGGGTCTGGTAAAATCCAAAAGTGGTAGGTGTTGCAACTTGTGCAAAGGTAGGCATTGCACCGCCGCTAGGAGAAACCAAGTAAGCAGAGGGGTCGGCTTGGAAAAGGTCTTGTCCCGTTTGCTGGAACATCGGATCTACTTCAGTTTCGTTTTCCGGTGTTTTAAAGCCACCCGCCGCAGCCAATGCTCCTAGACCTAACGCAGCTGTTGGCAGCGTCCGTCGCATAAAACTTGGTTGCGATGCGCTCATACTCTCGGCTACAAAAGTGTCTAGGTTATCCCCAGAAAAACCCTGCCTAATGCCCTGTTGCCGGAAAGAGGCCCGCATCTGAGCCTGTTCCATAGGGCTGCTCGGACCTTCTCCAAATAAGAAATCCCGAGCTTCTCCAAGAAACCCTTGAGAGCCGGCTCCCGTACCGGCTCCCGTACCGGCACTTTTTGCACCCGTAACACTCAGTTTTTCACCAAGTCCTACTTTTGGAGCAAGGTCTACTTTTGGAGCAATGTCTACTTTAGGTGTGATACGTGTCGCAGGACTTACCGAATCCCCCCGAAGCTTCATAACATCTCGGGTTGTGAGAGGTTGGGAGACACCATCAAATTCTGGTACTCCGCCTAGCTTTTCTTGGGAGAGAAGTTCGGACCGCGTTATTGCATAGTTTTCTTTTGGATCCAGTATAGACGCGTCTGGACCCGGCTTGGCAACTTTTAAGTCTGCATCCGGAGTTGCTGCTGCGGCACCGGCCCCCGTTCCGCCGAACATTGAACCTACTGACGCTTTAAGAGAACCGATGCCGCCGCTTAGACCACCCTGGAAACCACCTTTCTGGAAACCTTTTAGGAACCCGCTACCGAAGCTGCTTGCTGCGCCCATAAGACCACCGGTCAAACCCGCTTTAAGAGCGTCCCCAAGGTCTCCACCGTTCATCAAAGTAGCAATACCGGAACCCAAAGCACCCGCCGTAATTGCGCTTAGACCAAGACCGGCTGGTCCGAGGACCATGGGCAGAACGATAGGAGCTATCTTCTTAAATACTTTTACGACACCTTTGAAGGCTTTTGAGATGCCTTTGAAAAGCTTCTTAAAAAAGAACTCTGGCAAGCCGGTGTCGGGGTTCAAGCTGTTTGCTTCAGAACCAACGACATACCGTTGCGGATCTTCTACACCTTGTTCCCGCAAGTTGTTAAAGATGTCCTCACGAAGTTTCTCGTTACCTTCAATCAAAGCGCGTGGAATAATAAGCTCGCCGGTTTCAACGTGCGCTAGTGTGTCGTCTCCAAAACGACCGTAACCCGCCATCCGTTTGGCAACATCCGAGAACTCCGCAATGCCGGCTTCGCCAAACTCTTTCTTGGCGTCTTCGGCTTCCATAGCCTCAACTTCTTCTTCTGTACCAACAAAATCCGCGATACCGCCCTCGGGGACGATAAGCTCTTCAAATTTTTCGGCGGCTTCTGCCATCTAAAGCTCCAACTTTTGAGACACGGCTTTATCCTAACTATAAGCGCGTTTCACTAAGTAGTCCATAACCCCTGTTTAAGGCTGGGACGCGGTGATTTTCTCGACGAACTCGCCGTATTCATAAATGTCTAACTCAAGCTGACCGGAAGCCCGTAATGCGGATAAATCCTCCGTCGGAGCCCAGTCTGCCGTTGCCATGTCTATGCACCCGTCTATTGCAAGAGCGCGATCTTCGTCTGTGAAATAGGTGGCTCCGTCTTCGCCGACCTTGATAACTGCTGTAAAAGCCATTGCTTACCCCTATAACTTTTCAATTAATAAACGAGACTGGTTTGCGTTTAATGTAGTAGTTCCGCTATTACCGTCTCTAAAAGCCCGAACATCTAAAATATCATTGGCAGAGCAATTAACGAAATCTTCAACATAAGCGGTAGCATCGTTTACATCATTTGCTCGCCTTACGTAACTACCCCTGCCTCGCCCAGATTCCGCGGTACCGTTTTTAAATATTTGGACCTGTAGGCTTACGCGAAATGTGCTGGCCGTAAACGTAACTTGACCGTATATGCGGTAGACCCCCGCTACAGGAACCGTGATCCGTCCGCCGCTTTCCGTGAAAGAACCTTGGTTGAGAAGCTGCGAGTTAAAGTCTACCACGGTCGGTGTGTAGGTGGCATTGTGGTTTGTGGTGGTGTCCGTAGAGGTCGCTGAGTAATAGTATTTATTTGCTTCCGGATCTACGCCCGTTGCTATCGCAACTGTCCCGGATCGAAACGTCAGTCCCACAATGCCGTTTGCCGGGATTGCTACCGTAGCTGGGTTAGTAACGGCAGTACCGTTTACATAGATGGTTAGTCCGGAAGCAGGCGTCAGGGTTCTAGCCGTACCGTTCCCGTCAAAAAGTATTGTATCATCTTGCGCGAAAGTTCCGGACGGAACAGTCATGTTGCCCGTCATAGTAATTTTTTTGTTAGCATCAGAAAGCACAACCGTTCCTGTGGTGGTGCTGCCCGAAACTATTCGTCCAACCATCTCTGTGGCTTTTACTGTTCCGGAAACCTCAAGCGCTTCGGAGGGGCTTGATGTTCCAATTCCGATACGTCCGTTATCGTTAATACGAAAACGCTCTGTTGCATCAATAGCGAACGACATCGCGTTAGATGTAGCTATCTCAAACGCGCTGTTTATATTATCTGCTGGTGGCGACTTAATCTGAAAGGTTCTGTTTGGCGCGGCAGTTCCCTGATAGACCAGCGACAACAAAGTCCTGTCCGTGGTCCCCGTCTCAATCTCTAACTGTGTACCAGTCCACCGGAGGTCGGCGTCGCCTTCAATTGTGGTAGCGTCCGTCCATACAGCGATTTGATTGTTTGCGGGCGTTCCGGTGTTTGAGACGTTACCGCTGCCCCCGGCAGAGGCTGTTGTTTGCGTCGTACCATCAGGGAATTTTATGCCTCCTGTGGTGGACTCAATTACGCCTGCTACAGCCAGCTTCGAGGCCGGAGAGCTAACACCGATACCGACGTTACCACCGCTTGTGATACGCATACGTTCCGATGCGCCTGTCCCCGGGTCCGTGGTGCCTGTGTTATCGGTAAACCCCGTCTTAAACAAGATACCACCAGTGCTGCTGATGTTGTTTATCAACTCTAGGTAGTTGTTATTTAGTCGAACCGCGCCTTCGGTAATGCCACCATCAGCCTTGAACCAGAGCTGAGGAACATCCCCCTCGGCATTATTATCCTCATCAGCCTCAATGATGACGATGCAGTCACCCGAGTCGCCGGATGAGACGTGCAGATTCGTATCTGGAGCGGTTGTACCGATCCCTACATTGCCGACAGTATGGAATTCACCCTCAACCTTCACAGCGCCATCACGCACTACGATAGCGTTACCGGATGTGCGACCCTGAAGTTTAAAGCTCTCCGTGCCATCTGCTGATACGTCGGTATACATGATGAATTCCCAGTCGGGATTCGTCCGGTTAGCCATCTTCCATGATACACGTTTACTGCCGGTTGAAGCGGTATTGTAAAAGCGCATAGTCTGCTCACCATCCCCTTGGATGATGAAGTTAGGATTTGTGCCGCCAGCATTCGCAACCGTGAACACCCCTCCGACGCTCATATCGGACCCGTCCCACGTCAGATTCGCGTCACCCTCAATGGTTGTCGCGTTTGTCCAGACAGCCAGTTGATTGTTAACGGGTGTTCCTGTGTTTGAAACGTTCCCGCCACCCCCGGCAGAGGCTGTCGTCTGCGTGGTGCCGTCGGGAAACTTGACGCCGCCCGAGGTAGATTCAATCACCCCTGCGACGGTTAGCGGTGAGGCCGGGGAGGTTGTGCCGATCCCTACACGACTGTTAGCGATGTCTACGTATAAAGTGCCGTCTGCCACCGCTTGATTAGAGCTGTTCCCGACAAACAAACGGCCTGTGTTAAGATTAGGCACAGCATTTGTACGGCCCGCACCCATAATAAAGATGCTACCAGCAGATGCGTGAGATCGTGTAACCTTAGCCAGCTTTTGGAGTTGAGAAGATTCCCCTGTCGGGGGTGTGTCAGACAGCACACCCGGCGTGTTAGAGACAAAAAGCTCGTCTCCTTCCGAAAAGGCCGAGGTGTTCAAACCTTCTAATATTCCACTGGTGTAAACATCAACAGGGTTGTTTATTGATGCCGCCGCCGCGACAACACCAAAAGCAGGCATTTCGGCGGGCACGTCAGCATCCGCCTTAAAAACTATGGTTGTATTGCCCGAGATACCATTAAGGTAAACAACGTCGCCTTTCGCCAGCGCCTCGCCTGCTTTAGCCTTAAATAAAGTAGCGCCTCGAAGATCACCGATAAATTCGTCGGCTTCCACATTGCCCGTTACAACAAGTTCTTGACCGTCCCACGTAAGATTGGAGTCACCTTCAATGGTTGTCGCATTCGTCCACACAGCAAGCTGATTATTTAAAGGTGTTCCTGTGTTTGAAACGTTCCCGCCGCCTCCGGCAGAAGCTGTCGTCTGCGTGGTGCCGTCGGGAAATCTAATACCGCCTGAAGTACTTTCGATTATTCCACCAACGGTGAGCTGGGTGCCGTTCCACGTAAAGCTGGCGGACCCGCCAATAACGTTTGTCTCTGTGAAAAACGCAACTTCGTTTACGCTGCCTGTGCCGTCGTGATCGACATTGGAAGCTCGTTCCTGCTGAACAAAAACAGAGAAGTTTCGAACAAGATCCGCAAAGAACCGTTGGTTGTACTCAACCGGCGGATTACCGAAAAACGGTATCGCTGTCTTTCGGCTCATCTTTTTCCATCCTGCCTTACGTCAACCCGAGGCGTACCAAGACGCCAAGCTGTTCCTGTTTCATCTGAGGATATCTTCAAAGAGAAAGATCGGCCCCGTAACCTAACAAAAGCTTGCTCCGTAAACTGTTCTACCGGAACTGTTGCAGATTGCTGGATGGGGCTGTCGGTAGTCTTACTGTTGGAAGACCCTGGAAACCTTTTAACCGCCAGTGTGAAATCAACGGAAGGGTTCGGCTCGGAGGATCCGTCAAACGTAATGTCCGGTATCATCCGTCGGATAAACAAGAACTGGTCCCCGTCCCCAATGCCTGCCGAACTGCTTTCGATAAAGGAGCTAATCGGCGAAGCCGGGTTTGTGCTGCCGTCGTCCAGACCAAAGTCATGGTTGTACAAGTAACCGTCGGTGCTTGCAGCAATGGGATATTCTTCAGTGCCTCGATCTATCCAGAAAGTTCTAGGCAAACTTCCGTAAAACCAAACCTGTTCGAGATAGTTAAACACCACGTACTTATCTAACTCTTCCGAAGATGCCGACGGGTAGAACCACCAGATCTCAGAGAAGGTTGAGTTTACAGAGGCAACTACCTTCTGTGACTGGCCCTCGTTGAAGTCATTAAACACATAGGATCGAACGCTACACGGAAGCTTTTGAACTTGACCGGTGTAAACATAGAAATCTTGCTTACCCATCCAGAATACCGAATCGTCCACCGCTGCAGCAGACATCGGTCCCATGATAGTCGTGTTTTCTGCAATTGTTTGCAGACCAAATGTGAACGGGGGACCAACAAACTGCATAGCTTGCAGCGATACATCTGTGAAGATCAGGATCTGCTGACGTGTCTTTACAGCCGTAACAATCTCGGTGCCCGAACCAAGACGCAAGTCACCCGCAGTGTTTGTGGCGAGAGATTGCCAGATCAAAGGATTGGCCTGATCCGAGAAGCGTATCAACAACGGGTCTAATGTCCCAGGAGCCGCCTCTGTGCCAGTGCCAAAAACAATTACGTGCCGATCAATGTCGGAGACCATAACCTGCTTGGCTACCGTGGGACAGGTAGCGTCACCACTCAACGAGTCTAAGGTGACGGCTCGTGCTAACGGGGCAGAGCTAGTGCTTTTGTCCCAGTAGTAAATGTTTGAGTCACGTACATTGAAGATCAAATCTTCGCCAAAGCTGTCATGGCTCCAGAGCCGCAAAACTTCACCGGTTGTTGGTGAGGTGGCCGCCGATCCCCAGCCTCCACGACTCCAAGTTCCAGCGCCCCAACCAGTACCTAAAACTGTTGTGTCGAGGCCCGTGGTCAACTGATATGCACCCACGGTCGAACTTCCGCCATTGCCGGTGTCACTTCCATTGGCAACAACCAACGTAGGAACAATCTGACCGTTCACCGTGATGCTTGCAATAGTGGACACCGTACGGGCTTGGATAGTGTAGGTGTTAGGCGTAGGGACCGAAATAACTTGGTATTCTTGGTTTAGGACCGCAGCGGTAATGTTACCGCCCAAGGACACCGCGCCAGAAAAAGTTACGAAATCGTTGATGTTTGCCGCGTGGTTGGCATCCGTCACTGTTATGGTGGAAGACCCGTTTGTTGCGGCAAAGGTAACATCTCCCGCAGCTGTTGTGCTTCTTAGCGGTGTAATGTCTTCAAACAGACCGCCCTCGACGAGGTAGTACTTAAGGTTCGTTCCTACGCCAAGATATTGTGTCTTATCCAAGGCAACAAACGGTAAGATGCCCCGACAGATGCCTAAGAAGCTGGAGGCGGCGTACTTAGCCCAGCCACCAAGCTTCTCTACTGTCCCGAACCGAAACCTAATTTTGTCACCGTCAAACCAGCCACCTTCGTTGGAGTACGAAGTGATTTCTCGGTTTACACCCGGTTTAAAATTAAGCTTCGTTAGAGGCATAGCTAAGAAACTCTTTCTACATAAAAAGTTATCGTTCCTGAATCAAGAACAGATCCAGAGCCTTTTCTTATCTCAAATAAAACCTGAGCCGAGCTGCTTCCCACGCTAAACTGGGTTTTGCTCCAAGTGCGGTTTGAGGTTAGCGCCAACCAAGACCCAAAAGTACCGGACGTCATTGTTCCACTAGAAATCGTAGCCCTGATTTGATAATCATCCGGCGCTGCCGATGTCGGGTCAATCCAGTCGGTAGAGTATCCCGTACCCGAGCTAAAAACCGACGAAGTTGTGCCGTCGTTTTTAAACGTCACCGAGGCCGTTGCGCTAGCTCCAAATTGGACATAGGTGATCGTTCGGTTTACGATGGTTACCGTCGCGCCCGGATCCTCCGAAGTAGATCCCAACGTAGCTATCAAGGCGTTGAGGATAATGCTCATTACGACACGTTCCCGAAGATATGGCACTCCGTAGCAGTTCTGTACAATACACCCATCGTGCTGTTAGCCGCAAGCGTTACGGAAGCGGTGTCCGTACCGTTCAAAAACATCGCCAAGCCGGATCCTCGGGTTATTGTCCGGCCGGATATTGCTGTGCTTATGATAACAATGTCCCGAGCCGTGAAGACAGAAGCAGGGAGCGTTATGTTGCCCGTGGCTAAAACAATATCATTGGCGTCGTTGGCTGTTAAAGTGCCTGTTGTGTTAGAAGAGGGTGTTGCACGGCCATTCACCTCAGTAGATGACAACGTAGTCCCGTCAAAAGTTAGGGCTGCCACCCCCTCGACTGTTGTGGCATTAGTCCAGACAGCAACTTGGTTGTTGACCGGAGTGCCTGTGTTTGAAACGTTACCGCCCGCAGATTGAGCATCCACATACGCTTTAACGGATTGTTGCGTTACCAGCGCTGTAGCGCTGTCACTAGCCATGTTGTCCTCGTCAAGGATGTTCGTGACAGTAGTAGCGCCCGTTCCTTTCAAGCTAGCAACCGTAACCAACCCAGAAGCAGTAACCGTGGTGAACGTACCGGCAGCCGCCGAGTTGGCACCAATAACGGCTCCGTCAACGGAGCCCCCGTCAATATCTACTGTAGTAAAGTTACCTGCGGCTGCTGAGTTAGCGCCGATGGTAGCACCATCAATAGACCCACCGTCGATGTCTACAGTAGTAAAGTTACCTGCCGCAGGTGTCGCACCGCCAATAGTGGTTCCGTCGATAGACCCACCGTCAATATTGACCGTCGAAAAAGTACCTGCCGCAGCCGAGTTAGCGCCGATGGTCGTACCATCAATAGCGCCCCCATTAATATCCACCGTGGTTGCCGTGATCTTCGTAACCGTCAGATCCGCAAAAACATCTGTTACCGTCGCTGCGCTGTTACCACCACCATCAAACTTAAGAACAACATCCGCCCCGTTAGGGATCTCAAAATCCCGAGCCGCGTTGTACGTTCCTTGGAACGCAATAATGCTTCGATTGCCAGAAAGACTGTTTCGGATGTGAACAATCTTTTCCGCAGTCTCCGGCGTTAGCCGCACATAAGCAGTACCACCCAGATCGCCGCCATCAGAATACTCAATGTACTTATTGTGGCCGGCGCTTGTAGAACCGCTGTTTATCGGTAAATCGTTTGGGGAACCCGTGCTTCCGGTACCCGCCAACGTTATCACTTGGACCCCGTTTACCGACTGGTCAATAATGTCAAAGTTGACGTTGGTCGTAGTACCCCAAGTACCCGACTGCTCGCCATTACCAATCTTCTCAATACCTAAGTTGGTGGTGTACGTACTAGCCATCTTGTATGTCCCTATCCAATTCTAATGATCGCGCTGTTTGCATCCGCCGTCGGGAAAACAATCGTGAAGTTACCGTTACTGGTCGTCCTGTCCGAACCAAAATCTAATACAGCACAAGCTGGGTTAGTCACCGCAATAGAGGCTGTGTTTGGAGTTGAGTTGTAAATTAAAGCGCCGCGAGCCGTGATCGACGACGAGCTGAACGTAAGATCAGAAAAATCAGCAAACCCGGTACCGCCCGCCGCCGACGGGTCTATGTTAGTAAGC